CCCAGAGTTAGTGAAGCGCGAAGATATGGAGTACCTCAACAAAGTCACAGTTGAATTTGTACTTGCTGAAATAGCTAAAAGACCGACTACCTATCAACAGGCAGCGTCCCTACCAGATTTGCTAGGTGCTGCAGGAGAAACCACTACCCCCCAAAAAGAGGATAACTAAGATGAAGAAACTTAAACCAGTCCCAGCAGGGAAAAAAGGAAAGGGCTTGAGTATGCTACCCAAAGCCACTCGTAACAACATGGGCTTTATGGCTGGCGGTGGAAAAGCTATGCGTAAGGCCTACGCTTATGGCTCTACTGTTCGCAGCCCAATGAACGCAGACAAGAACATGAACATGACCATGAACCCAATGATGCCCCGCGCACAACAGGGCATGATGTCCGGCATGATGTACGGCGGAATGGCCGGTAAGAAAAATAAAAAGGGGTAACCAAAAGGCTACCCCCAACTAGAAGCCCCAGCCATGTTGCTGGGGTTTTTTGTTGCGCTACAGGTACCGTCGAGAGTTGTCCATCATTTCATTGCCCATAGACTGCAGGTATCGAATCAGGCTGGCAACTTCGAAGGTGTTTTCAAAGGATGGCATTCCCTGCTCCATAATCTTCACAAACTCGTCAGGGTTTACTGAATCCATGTCCAGTTCGATGTTGCCCCTGTCATTCATCTGAGCTGTGAACTTAAATAGTTCAGCCCGTGGTTTCTTCTGGTTCATCCCGATACGCCTTGATTACATCTGTTGAAAAGAGTTTCTGTAAATTCAGAAGGTACATACGCGAGGCGTTGTTGTCACCACCCGGAACCGACCTCTTGTCGTCAAGGTTGTTGATTATTTTCTTTAGGGAGGGCACGTCGAACACAAGGGTTGCAAACGTCTTGTTTCCCACACATAAGTTATGAAACCAGTAGTCCGCCTCTGTAGCCGCGATGCCACTAGGTTTTCCGTAGCACTGATACTCAATAGCTATATTACCCGTTCGCATCCACATGCCTCGTTCGGACTTCACCTCTATCTTGGCATCCTGCAGCATGTCAGCAACCTGTTGTTCTCGCACCTTACCGTACGATAAATCCAAGTCAAACTTCTTGCGGTCCTTAACACGCGGTTCAAGACTACTCATCTGGATTCTCAAATGACTTGACAAAGGTATTCTTAAACACGCCTAGTGCTGCTTGCAACTGTTCGACCTTCATATTTAAACTGCGTATATCATTTGATACTTCCTGTATTTGTACTAGAATGTATCGTTGATTAGGGTCTAAGTCACCGATAGCATACTCTTTGCCGTCTATAGTGACAACAGGCTCTTTACTGTCTGTCATTCTCTTTGTCCTTTATTTTATTCCATTCTTCTAGTTGTTCCGACTTGCGTGACGGATTGTAGATAATGTAATCTACTCCCCGTTTCCACACAAGCGGTTTTTTTTCTTTAGGCGGCACTGAGGTCTACCACTTCACATACACCGGCAGTACAAGCCAACTCACGAGAACCCGTCGTGTTATCTTCTCGCTCAAAGTCTGTGAGTCGTGACCAATCCAGATTCACATACGACATGCGATTTTTCCACTCCAGATAGTCGTCAGGTTCTATGTCCTGATAGGGTGCCTGTTGATACGTGTGGTCAGAGAATGGCAAAAATGACACCCCAGACGCCACGTCAAAGTTTGCATACACCCACGCACCCACGTCCATCCACTCATCTTCTTTGACAGTGACAGTGATAGATGGCTTGTGTTCACACCAGTGAATAGCGTACGTCTTCCACAGTTCGAGTTGTTCTATAGCCGTTGTGTCCGTACGCATGACAGCACCCGTCGGAGACTTCATTGGAAATGAGAATACGGTAACTGACTCAGGCTTCATTACATCACGTTCTGCTGGCACCCCAGAGTCAATAAGGAATTGTGTAAGAGGGTCTTTGGAGTCTCCTCGCACTGTGCGTATATAGTGTTCACTGTGTCGGGCGTGGATGCCACTAGCTGCATCAACAAGTTGCGATACAGTACCGGACGGCTTGACACAGGTGATGGCTGCAGACTGGGGTATGCCCAAAGTCTTAGAGTATGCCTCGTTTGTTTCTACTGCCGTATCCCGCATCTCTTCTAACCAACGTCTGCTGTCTATATTCTTGGACAATACAGAGTGGTCCATTATTCCAGTCAGGGATACCCCTAACAAACGCTCCTCTTCTGTGTTGTGCTTCCACACTTTTCGAAGGTACTTAAAGTCCGTCAGGGTGGACTGGATAGTTCCCAGTATAGTTGCCAACCGCACCTTACGCTTCAAGGTATCCAGAGTGTCATTTTCACGCACAACCACCTCTGACAAGTTACAGAACTGATAGGGACGTAGAATTATCTCAGAGCAGGGATTGGTACCCCACATATGCCCTGTTTCACGCCGTCCGTTACGAGCTACCTGCTTGTCCGCAGCTTCACGATTAAATATGCCCCGCTCCCCTGACTTGGAGTCGTATAGGGAAAGCCACTCACGCATAAAGGTTCCCATCTCTGGTTTACCCTTGTAAGCCACAGAGTTGTTTGCCAGCGCACGTTGCTTTTCGTAATCGTACCACTGTCCTGACTTGGCATGTGCCATCTGGTCATCATTTAAGTTAGACAGGCTGATAAGAGCAGAGCGACGAACACCGCCCACTACTACAACCTCACCCACCTTGCACATGATATCATGACATTCTATAGGGTAGAGCCTCCGCCCCTTTGCTTTTTTGAATGTCTCTATTGTAAAGCTAAACAAGTCTACAAGAGGCTGCGGACCAGACGCACGTCCGCCCATAACCTTCAACCGTGCCCCAGCGGGGCGGATGCCGTCTACATTGTATTCAGGAATTTGTCCTGCGTACAGTAGTGCAATCAGTTCTCGATACGCCCTCGCCCATCCCGGCTTACTATCTGCCACGTTAATAACAGTGTCTGACTTGCTGAAGTTGTCTGACACTACAGGCAGCTTATCTACGTTCTCACGCTCAACAGAAAACCCCACACCAGTGCCACACATAAGAATATACATGCACTCATCGAATGAACGAGGGCTGTCTACAGGAATGTAGCTGCAGTTGTACCCACATATATTGTCTCGTGCTAGGGCAGGTCCGGCAGTCATCATAGCCCGCATAGAGGGCATGATTTCTAGGTTTAGTACGGCCTCACGCAAGTCTTCAATATCCGCCTCTGGTAAATCGTAGCCAAACTTGTTTTTTACATGCGCCACCATGTAATTCATATATCTGTCCACAGTCTCATCGTAGTTTTCACGACGGCCCTCGTCTTCTATCCAACGAGCATAGCGAGACTTGTGTATAAATTCTTGGTATGGTGTGGGTAGTAGGTTATTCATTGTCTTGTCCTTCTTTTTCTTTGACTAATCTGTTGAGGTAGAACTGCGCTTTTTTAAGGTCTTCGATTCCGTTTTTGTACCTGTATCTCCAGAGGTACTTGAGGATGTTTCCTTGCAGGTAGTGTTCGAAGCCGTCGCCTGTCGCCGCCGCGATTGCATCAAGGCATTCGATACCTGCTTGATTGTAGTGTGGCGGGTGATTGACGTTATCACGGTCTACTCCATTTGCCCAGTTTTTGTAGGCGTTAGTTTGCATATCACTCATCTGTTTCATATACTCTTCATGTCTCATTGGACTTTACCAAAGTCTATCTTAACTATGTTGGTCCCTTCTTCATGCTTGATAGAGGGACCGTCATCCCCATTTTCTGTAAGCAACTTTTCTTGGACGGTATTGAATGCTAGACGGGCCATCCCCGCTTCCATTATACGGTCAAAGTCAGACTCTAATAATTCCATTATACCGTTTATTACAATCGTGCCCGCCTCGTAAAACTCTCCATCCTCTTCCACAGTCGTATCATACGCGGATATAGAAAAACTTTCCTCATCTATTTTACGCAAGATAACATACCATCTGTTAGGCATCAAGCTTGCTTTTTCAAAATCACCCTCGTCAATCGTCATTTTTCAACCACTCCTCCGGTATGCTACCCTCTGCCCACTGGAACCCATACCGGTTGGCCCATGCAGCATAGGTTGTTTTGCTACCTTTGTAAATCTTGTTACTGGCCCGCACAAATACGAACCGGATATCTAAGTCAGGGTGCTGCTGTTTGATAAGCTGCATTTTAACACGGTCGCCCTTATCTAAGTGGCCCTTGGCTTCTATGTATATGCCCGTTTCAGGAAGATAGAAGTCAGGAGTGTAGGTTCGCGGCTTGGGAACAAACGTCAACTTAGTTGTTTCGTATTCAAAACTTATCTTACGGTCTGCTAAGAACTTTGCAAGATTTATTTCAAATTGAGACCTGTATCGCGTACCCCTCATAATTCTGCTAACGGAAATCCGTTCTTTACCAGACTCAGCCTTTTTAAGAGATACTGTTCTACTTTTGGGGTATGCTTTTCTAGGTAATTTATTTCTTCGCTTAGTAAGAGCGTCGGAAGACATACGGTAATACCTCTGCGTAGATTATACATTATGTTTTGAAATTCCTGTTCTATGAGAGGGATATCCCGTGCCTCTGTATTTGAAAGCAGGTAACCCTCTGAAGAGAAGTTGTTCCGCAAGGTTAGCGGCAGTGAAGACTCCCTGCCTCTTATATCAACAGTAGCGGCACCCCCCGCTCGTTTCTCATGGGATTCAATATACACACAAGCCAACGAGGGATTTAAGTCTAGCAACTTACGAGGGTAAGTCTCTGCATATAAGACTGGCATCACGCATCCTGCTTCTTGTATTTAGTGTACCACGCCATAGGCGGGAACTTAGCACGGGATGTTGCTTTCGGTGCTTGAACAACTCCCTTCCAGCAATGCTCTTTGAACGAACAAAATGTACAGGTTTTAGGTAACAGCTTATTACCTGTGTCAATCTTTTGACCACCGCGCACATACGTTTCAGGCACAGCTTCAAAAGGCACTTTAAACTTAGCATCTGTTACTATTGCGTTAACTCTACGATTTGCTTCCTTTAGGTATTCCCTGCGGTCATCTTCTTGGTTCTCTGGAGCCTCTACAAAATCCCACTCACCAGAGGACTTGTTGATTGCAATCCAACCACCGAATGGTTTCTTATCTGCTTCTGCATACAGGTGACCCTGCATAATGTAACCAAAGGGGTCATCCTCCTTAATTGCATCGTAGCCGCCTCTACCGGAAAACTTGTTCTCGTATGACCACGGGCTAGTGGACTTGACATCCCAAACTTTTTCTTCGCCGTCGATATTCAGAACAACATCTAGTGTTCCTTTAATATCTTGGTCAGCTATACTCAAGTCACACTGTTTCTGTTCGGACACCACATTGATGCCCGCACCCTTCATCACAAGGATTGCAACAGCTTCAACCAAGTCACCCATGAGAAACCGCATAACATCATTGTAAGCAACATCTTGGGTCATTCCCTTTTTCTCTAGTTGTTGTTGGCATAAGGGACGACCCACACCCGACATACGAATACGGTAGTCACCACGAT